TCTGACCTCCCGTTCGATGCGGAAGAACTCGTCGACCGATTGGTAGACTCGTTTGTCATCACATTCCTTTCCGTATTTCTTACAACAGAGGAAAATCTGACGTAAGAAGCGGACGGACATGATGTCTGCATCTAACCTAAGCATACCCGACTCGTCGAAGACCCTTAGGTAAAGCCCCTTGAATAGTCTTGGGATTTTACCCCCGCGGCGAAACGGACGGAAACCCGCCTGTTTCACTCTGGTGAAGGATTCGGTAGATAAGCACTGTTCAAAGTGCTTGCCTGCCTCCGGAAGCTCTGCGGTTAGAAACCACAGGCCTCTGGCTTCGACAAGAGAGCAGAGTGTAGACTTGTCACGGTCCACATCTACTCCGAGCGTAGGATCTACGAGAGCTATATCGTCTAAGATACAGCATAGTAGGTCCAGAAGAACGCAACATTCCTTGCTTTTCATAACTTACTCCTTCAGAAAGGTGGAAGTTATCAAGTAGCTTGGAATACTGGCGTCGTGCTAATGACGTCAGGCTCTCACTGAGAGTCCGTCAGGACTCCCAGCCCAAAAGCTTGGCCGCGATACCACCAGCCTTGACCATGTAAAAAGACATGGCCTCGGAGACGTCAATGACGTCCGCCGCAACTTCCGAAGGGTCGTTGCGAATCGTGGTGATAACCTCGGTCAATCTGCCAAGAGGCGCCGCCTCGGTCGGCTTCAGGTATCGTTGGAACGTCACGGTGTGACGGTCAAACGCCTGAGTGCCGGCCTTGACGGAGTCTTTGGAGTGCCGCACTTTCGCGCGGTACCAAACAGTTGAATCATCCAAAAAGTATTCGGATGAGTAACCGTCCTGGTTGATGAGGGGGAGTACTTTGGCGGTTCCACCGGAACCATCCAAAGTAATCGTCAGAGTACTTCCAAGCATTGCTTTCTTCTCTCGGTTGTTAACGCCCACTAAATCGATGTCTAGTGGCCGCTAAGGCCCCGAGGATCGACATTTGGCGACCGCTTAAAAACGGTATGCCAATCGTGGGTAATGGACTCAGAACGCCGGGCACGCGACCGCGTGACCAGCGCACACCTGACGCCCCTCCACATGATACTCCCGGTCGGGAGATATTACGGATGGAGTACGAAGCTTTCGTCTCACGTGAATACATAACTGCAATCATCGTGGGACTGCACGGTACGGAATTGGAATGGGCTTGTAAGTAATCACCTACATTCCCGAACCAATCTGCTAGCCACGTCCATGGAAGAGCATTCCATGTAGTAGATAGCATAGTATCGAGGGAACCATCTTGCCCGAGCGCAAGCGCTCTTGCAAATTGGGCCCTGCTTCGCATAGACCTTTGCCCTACCATTGTTCGCAATGGTTCAACATCAGTAGGTCGCCATCGCATGGTGACCCACTTTCGGGCCGTAGTTACTACCTGCCTATGGGCAGAAATAACTACATTCCCTGACTGAATGGACACGTTAGTGCCATCAGACGATGTGTGGGAAAAGACCGTCCGGCGTCGGCGGAGTCCCCCTCGACTATACAACCTATCAAGATCGCGAGCCGTTTTTGCGACTTCGTCTTGAAAGTGTAATAGTCTTCGCAGATCGGAAAGTAAGGGCCTAAAGCCGAATTCTATACCGAGGTAGTACCCGGACGCGTCGCGGATGGCAGCGAGTTCTTCTCGCCGACGTCGCGCAACATGTCCATTTGGGTTACTACGAACGGCACGGAAATCGTCTAAAAGGTTACCGAACATTCGTACTGCACGGGGGAGGTCCCGCAGCTCCGCAATGTACAAAGGTATCGATACCCGAGGTCGACCAGGATGACTCCTGGCGGCGGCGGTGATCGAAGCCTGTCCATCAGTCGGAGGTGTGGGAGTACTAAGGTGGTTCGGAACGACGTACAAGCCTTGTGGAATGTAATTAAACCACTCGCGAGTAGTCGAACCAGCCACGTTCTTGCCAGAGATTCGAGGGAGAGTATCCCATTCGAAACCTTCGGACAAGAACGGGTTTACGGAGTTCCACGCGCCTACAGTGTCAGCCGTCGTCTTATTACTAAGAAGATGGTCTGCATTGTAGGAATACGTGGGAGGGTTTGAACCGGTCTTTTGGTAGTAATAACCACCAACAGAATACTGTTCCTTATCCCTCACTCTTCCGTAAGCCACGTTACACCTGAGTCCAGTGGGATCGAAATTGACGAGTTTGCTACACTCGTGCG